ATGGTTGGCGGCAAGATCAGTCATGCGATTGCGCCTTTCGCGGCGCTTGCTGGAAAGTAAACAACTACGCTGGCGACGGTCCCTCGTTAGCCGATGTGGCACGGCTCGCCGCCAGTGTGCCGCGCCGGGTCAGCGGAAAAGAGATCGTGCTGGCGCACCGCCTCAAGCTTGAACTCTCGCGTGAACTTTCGTCATCTCGATGACCACACTCCGGTCCCATTAAAGCGCCTAACTCGGTGTCTTCGGAACCGGGTGCAGGCCAAAGACCGGTGGTTGCCCGGAAGACTGTACCTATTGCCCGCAAAGCGCGAAATACGACACGGGGCTCAAGGCGGGAAAACTGATGAGCGTCGACGCCGTGCTGGCCGAAGCAAGGGCCACGAAGGATGCCGGCGCGAGCCGCTTCTGCATGGGCGCAGCGTGGCGCGAACCGAAGGACCGCGATCTCGACGCGGTCTGCGCCATGATCGAAGGCGTACGCGCGATGGGGCTCGAGACCTGCGTCACACTCGGCATGCTCACGGGCGCGCAGGCGAAGCGGCTGAAACAGGCCGGCCTCGATTACTACAACCACAATCTCGACACCTCGCCGGAATTCTACGGCGAGATCATCACCACGCGCACCTATCAGGACCGGCTCGATACGCTGGAATACGTGCGCGACGCCGGCATTCATGTCTGCTGCGGCGGCATTGTCGGCATGGGCGAGGGAGTCGAAGAACGCGCCGGCATGATTCATGCGCTAGCCACGCTGCCGGCGCATCCGGAAAGCGTGCCGATTAACATGCTGGTGCGGGTGGAAGGCACGCCGCTCGCCAACGGCGCATCGCTCGATCCGATCGAGTTCGTGCGCACGATTGCGGTTGCGCGCATCATCATGCCGCGCTCGATGGTGCGGCTCTCGGCCGGCCGCGAGGACATGAGCGACGAGATGCAGGCACTGTGTTTCATCGCCGGCGCGAACTCGATCTTCTACGGACCGAAGCTGCTCACGACTCCCAATCCGACGGCAGACCGCGACCGGCAACTGATGAACCGCCTCGGCCTGCGTGCAATGCAGGTGTGAGCGTGCTCGACAAGCGCGACTGGTATCAATCCGGGATCGAGCATAGTCGGGCAACCGCGCCAGCGCGCCGTGCGCGCAATCGATACCGTTGACCTTGGCAGTCTCGATCACGGTGTAGTCGGCCGCGGCACGGCGGGTGCATTCATCCGACCTGGGGAAGGTCCAGTTGTGGCGACCGACCGCGATGCCGCGTAACGCGCGTTCGGCGGCATTATAAGGGGAGCGCGAATACAAGGGAGAACGGATTCATTCGGTCCCGGGAAGTCCCAAATATTCGGTCGTACCTTCGATTAGAGCATACATTACCTGCATCGGCGCACCCCGCTTCCCATGCCGGAGCACGGTCGATTTAGTTCTGACGCGATTGTCATGCGCATTCGCACGCTGCGTGACGCATCAGAACGATTGCCACGGTTCGGCCACACGGGAACCCGCCTTTGCTGTTGTTGCCCCCATGAATCGATGCTGATTAATAGAGGCTTCTCATTTTGAGGAGCCGATCATGGTCGATCGCAATGACGAATATCGAAAACCTAGTTCTCTTACGCCCCATCCAAACAATGTTCGCACCCACTCCGGCGAACAGCTACGTCGTATCGCAGCGAGCATCAAAGAGTTCGGTTTCACGAACCCGGTGCTCATCGATAAGAACGACGTCATTCTCGCTGGCCACGCGCGCACGGCGGCCGCGAAGAAAATGGGTCTGGCGAAGATTCCAGTCAGGGTTCTGAACGGGCTGACCGAGGCCAAAAAGCGCGCCTATGTTCTCGCCGACAATAAGATCGCGGAGATGGCGGGCTATGACCGTTCCGCACTCGTGGTCGAATTGCAGGATCTGTCCGCTTTGCTCGCCACAGAGGATCTCGAACTTGAACTGACAGGTTTCAGCCAAGCCGAGTTCGACGCCTTGATGGTGGATTTGAGCGATCCCGAGCCGAACTCGGAGGAGAACATTCCGGCCATCGGAGCGAAGTCGGTCAGCCAGCCTGGCGACATGTGGGTGCTCGGGCAACGTCACCGTGTTCTGTGCGCGGACGCCAGACGAGCGGATTACGACAAACTAATGGGGCCTGATCGGGCTGCCATGGTATTCAGCGACCCACCGTTTAACGTGAATATTCCGAAGACGGTCGGACGTGGACGTACCAAACATCGCAACTTTGCGATGGCTTCAGGCGAAATGTCGTCGGCTGAGTTTTCTGAGTTCCTAATCCAGGCGCTCGGTCCGGCTGCAGAGAACTCTGTTGATGGCGCGCTCCATTACATTTGCATGGATTGGCGCCATTACGGTGAACTGCTGGCGGCCGGAAAAGAGATTTACAGCGAGCTTCTAAACGTCGTCGTCTGGGCGAAGGCGAGCGGCGCTCAAGGTTCGTTCTACCGGTCACAGCACGAGGAAATCTTTGTCTTCAAGGTCGGCGCAAGCCCTCACTTGAATAACGTCCAGCTCGGGCGTTTTGGACGAAATCGTACGAACGTCTGGACCTATCCCGGCGCCAATACCTTCCGGGCCGGGCGTATGGCCGACCTGACGGCACATCCGACCGTCAAACCCACACCCTTGGTGGCGGACGCGATGCGGGACTGTACCCGTCGCGGTGATATCGTGTTGGACCCCTTCCTAGGATCCGGCACGACGGTCCTGGCGGCGGATCGGATCGGTCGGCGGGCCTTCGGTATCGAGATCGACCCGCTTTATGTAGATGTCGCTGTGAGGCGTTGGCAGGCCGCGACCAAGGCTGACGCCGTTCTCGAGGGCAGCGGAAAAACGTTCGACCAGATCGCAGCCAGTGCCGCGCGCAAGAGGATGCGCCCATGAAACGCATCCGTCTGAACGATCCGAAGAATTCGGCGCGGACCAGTGCACAGAGGCGTGCCGGTAAAGGCTCAAAGGCCAGTCCAGCCCCACGATTGCGCAGGGAAAAGGGGCGATGGCCGAAAGGGGTTTCCGGTAATCGTGCCGGCCGAACCAAGGGCAGCAAGAACAAGCGAACCGTCATTATCGAGATGATGGAATCCAAGCTTGGCCGCAAAATCCCCGATCCCAAAAAGCTGACACGCTACGAAGCGATGTTTTTCAAGGCCATCCAGAAGGCCCTGGGCGGCGATATCCGGTCGATGGGCTTCGTTCTGACCGAGTACCGCAAGGCCATCGAGGTCAGCACGTCGGCGACGGCCGCAGCGACGTCTGAAGACGACCAGCAAGCCTACGACGCGATGCGCGAAAAGATCCGTCGCGAACTTGAGGACGAAGTGCGTGCCGCGTTGCGCGCAGAGATTAAGCGCGAACTTCCCCGCAAAACAAAATGGTGACAGTCATGGATACCCAAGATCTCCGAGAATACGACGCCGCCTGCCGACTCCGCTTCGATTTCTTCTATCAACGTTGCTTCCTGACCCTCAACCCCGGTCAGGAGTTTAAAGACAACTGGAGCATCGATGCGATGGCGCATTTTGCAACCAGGTTTATCAATGGCGAATTCCGGCGCGGTATAGTCAACATGCCACCGCGTCATGGTAAGTCTCAGATGTTCAATGTGGCGCTCTGCGCCTTCATTCTGGGTCATGACCCGCGAAAGAGAATTTTCTGCATCGGTTATGCTGGCCCATTGGCGAGCGAACATGCGACGATGTTCAAAGATATCGTCGAATCGGCCTGGTACCAGCGTCTGTTCCCGCGAATGCAAATCAAGCGTTCGGTGGATAACGATATCTACACCACGAAGCGTGGGTACCGCCGCTGGACGTCGGTCGCGGGTTCGATGACCGGCATGGGAGGCGATATTTTTATTGTCGACGATCCCATCAAGCCCATCGATGTTAAAACGCCAGCCCAGAGGGGCAAGGTCAACGAATGGCTTCGCCACACGCTATTGCAGCGGCTCGATGACAAGGAGAAGGGGCAGGTCCTGCTGGTGATGCAACGACTCCATATCGACGATCCTGCAGGGTTTATTTTGCGAAATTTCGAGGGATGGGATCATCTCTGCTTGCCCGCCATCGCCGAGATGCCTCAGAACATCGAGATTGGCCGCGGTCGAATCTACAAACGTCAGGTCGGCGAGGTCCTGAACCCAGCGCGCGAGAGCTTGGCAACAGTCGAACGGCTGAGGATTGAAAACGGTCCCATCGTTTTTGCCGCCCATCAGCAGCAGGATCCGGTGCCTGAGGGGGGTGCTATGCTGCCGACCGATCTGTATCAATTCTATACGGATCTGCCCGAACGAGACCCGCAATCCTTCGTCATCCAGAGCTGGGATTGCGCGGCGAAAACGGGGTTCGCAAATTCCTTTAGCGTGTGCACGACTTGGCTTCTACACCAGCAGTGCTTTTACCTGATGCATGTGTTCCGAAAGCGCATGCTATTCCACGAACTCGCGGCAGCCGCCGAGACGTTGGAGGGGCAGTTTAAACCGCGTTACATTCTGATCGAAGACGCCTCTAGCGGTACGAGCTTGGGGCAGGTGCTGAAGCTTAAATTCGGTAGCGGCATTCGCCTTGTGAAGGCCGAATTGAACAAGGAGTTGCGGCTCTTCGAGCAAACCCTGAAATTTTACCAAGGTCGGGTGTTTTTCCCGACGGAGGCGCCATGGCTGCGCCTGTTCCTGGAGGAACTGCGCATTTTCCCGGAAGGCGGCCTTTCAGATCAGGTCGATAGCATAACCCAGGCGCTGAATTTCAAGATGCCGTACGATCCAGGGAATATCACGAGGGCTCTCTCCGGCATGACCGACTCTTATTGGGCGCGACGGGCTTTTTTGATGTCCCGCGGGTATTGAGCGCAGCGCGTGCGATGCAGGTTTGGCCTCCACACCCGGCCTGTCCCGCCCAAGAAAAAAAAGCCTCCCGCGTTGGGGGGCTTTCGATTCCAGGCAGGCGAGATCCTACCCCGACAGCGCCCTTTCTGATGGCTGCCTGTGCCAGCGGCATTTTCGCTCGGCTCCGATCCGAGGCAGGTATGGCAAGAAGCTGACGGGTACCTACCGCAGGAATTTTCTCGCCTCGGCCCAACAATTCGGGATCTCGTTCCAGATGTTGCGCGCAAAGGCGAAGTTGACCGGCGAGGGGTGGGCAGACACGATCGTCGGCAGCCCTCGCGCGTTGCTATATTTCGACCAGGAATTGGCGGCGCGCTGCCCCACCAGCACCACGACCTTCAAATCGGGAAGTAAAGGCATCAGCTCTGACAGAGCCTTAGCGCCGTTGTCGAGCTCCGTGGCCGTCAACTTTCTCGTGCCGTTCCACCCCGGCACGACGTTCCAGAGGCACGTCTTGCTGCGGGGTATGTCGGCTTGCCGCAGGAAGTTGAAGGTATATTCGGCGCTTCGATCGTCGTTGTTCCGACTGATGAAGCCGGACGCGAAGGCTTTGGGGCCTGGCTTTTCAAACAGGAAGAGAACCTGGGCCGCAATGCCTCCGTCCCATGGATCGAAATCAGGCACATGCCCATAGCCGCGCTCGCGCAGCGATTGCGCGAAATCCGTGAGCGGGTTGATATGCGGCCCCGCCAGCTCAGATCGCCGCTGCGCGATCAGAGCGGGATTCCTAAACAGCCTGGGGGCATCGTGGCGGCCCTCAGGTGCGACCGCCGCGCTAAAATCACGGTGAAGAGAACGTCGTGCTGTACTCGCCGTATTGTTCATATCTGACCTCGTGAGTTGTTGTATCGGCCAGATCGCTTCGGTTGCGCGGGAAGTCCAGGCGATAACCTTGGGCCAGCGGCAGCGAAGCATAGTCAGGTTAATATGAGCCTATTTTGGGATAATCCGAATCTGGGATCAGATTTCCTCGCCTTATGGCGAAGAAGGCGCGGGGGCTCACCAAATCACTGCATTTGCCCGAACATCGGGCATTTTGCGGGCTTCTTGTTGCTGCGCGACAAAAAGCAGATCTGACTCAGCACGCTGTCGCCCAACGGCTCGGCCGGCCTCAGTCCTTTGTCGCCAAGATCGAGGGCGGGGAACGACGTTTGGATGTGATCGAGTTTATTAAATTCGCAAAGGCTATCGAGGCGGATCCTGTAAAGATACTGCGAGCGCTATTGAAAAGCGGCGGCTGAGGCCAGCGAGCGTGCCTTGCCCGTACCTGAGCCGAATTCGGCCGGCCAGCGCTGTGCGAAGATGATCCGCTTCTGGCGAAATGAGCCATAAGATTGCTCAGCTTCTGCTCGACCTCGCGGCGACAGGAAGCATGTGTGGTGCCGAAAGGAGGCGCCCTCATGGACCCGACGACCGTTGAGACAGCTATCAAAGCGTATCTGACGGAGATGCGTTTGCGCCTTGAGAAGGCCACCAGCATAGCCAAGGCCGCCGAGGCTTGCGCGCTATCGGGCAATGTCGAGAAAGGCATCGAGATCGTACTCGACATCGAACAAATCACCTACGAGGTGAACACCTTCCTCAACGCCGCCAGCATGATCCATCGGCTTGTAAGAACCTAGTCGTCTCGGATCATCCGGACTTCCGTCCCCGCCAGCGCCTTTGGCCGTCGCGGGGTTGCGGTCGTGACAGCGCATGTTGCTGTCGCAACCTCGAAGGAGATCCGGAATGACCAAGACCAAAGCCAGCAAAAGCTCGAAGCCGGCCACAAACCCAAACGCAACCCCGAAAAAGTCCCGCGCGGTTCCGAAGGAACAACATCAATCGGTGCGCAGCGCCGAGCACGCCAACGGCAAAAGCCGGCCGCCTCAGACAGAATCCACAAGTGGAAAAGCGGGAGAAGCGCCTGCCGGCGGCTTGACAGGAAAGTCGCCAGAGCCGGTTCAGGCTGCAGCAAAAGGGGCCGCCGATCTTGGGGGTGCCACAGTCCCTGCGACTTCGCAGCCTCGCAATTCCAAGCAGGAGGCGGTGATCGCGCTGTTGAACCGGCCGAAAGGCACGACGGTCGACGCGATCATGAAGGCGACCGGCTGGCAGCAGCATTCCGTCCGCGGGTTCTTTTCCGGTGTGGTGCGAAAGAAGCTTCGGCTGAATCTCGTCTCCGAGAAGACCGATAGCGGTCGCGTCTATCGCATTGCGTCGAAACCGGCCGCCGGGAAAGCTCGTCGTAAGGCCGCGTGAAACGATGCGCGGCCAATTCGACGAGCGCGCATTGGAAATCGAGATCGCGCGATTGCGCGATCTCGAACTCCCCGAGCTCCGGGCTGTGTGGCAGCAGCACTACGGCAGCGTCGCCCCCAAAACCGTGCGTCGGAAACTCCTCATCCTTTCGATCGCCTGGCGCATTCAGGCCGACGCGCTTGGCGGCCTGAAACCCGCCACGCGCAAGCATCTGTGCGAGGTGGCAGAGGCCGCCCGCGCGGGATCGGCCGTGCCTGTGAGAGCCGTTCCGCGCACCAGGGCCGGCACAAGGCTTATGCGGGTCTGGCAGGGGAAGACCCACACCGTGACGGTTCTTGGCGACGGCTTCGAATGGCAGGGCGCCCGCTATCGATCGCTTTCTCAAATCGCCCGGCTCATCACCGGCACTCGCTGGAACGGGCCGGTGTTCTTCGGCGTGAAGCCGAGATCGCCGGATGCCGCAGTGGACACTCAGTCGAAACTTGCCAGGCGGAGGGCGGTCGATGCGTGATCCCGCCCGCAAGCGCACCTTTCGCTGCGCGATCTATACTCGGAAATCGTCCGAGGAGGGCCTGGAACAGGATTTCAACTCGCTTCAGGCCCAGCGCGAGGCGTGTGAGGCCTATATTTCGAGCCAGCGGCACGAGGGCTGGAAAGCTCTGTCCACCGCCTACGACGACGGCGCCTATTCCGGCGGGACCATGGAGCGCCCGGCCCTGAAACAGCTCCTCGCCGATGTCGGCGCGGGAAAGGTCGATATCGTCGTAGTGTATAAAGTCGACCGTCTGACTCGATCGCTGATGGATTTCGCCAAGATCGTCGAGATCTTCGACAGGCAGAGCGTTTCGTTTGTGTCGGTCACGCAAGCTTTCAATACCACGAGCTCAATGGGGCGGTTGACGCTCAACGTGCTACTGTCGTTCGCCCAATTCGAGCGCGAAGTCACCGGCGAGCGCATTCGCGACAAGATTGCCGCCTCGAAGAAGAAGGGGCTCTGGATGGGCGGGTTCGTGCCACTCGGCTATAGGCCGGATCAGCGCACCTTGGTGATCCATGAGAAGGAAGCCGATGTCGTGCGAGCGATCTTCAAGCTCTATTGCGAAACCGGCTCCGTCGCCAAGGTCGAGGCCGAACTCGTACGTCAAGGTATCCGCCGCCCCAAGTCCAAGGCGATCACTAGCGGCCGCAGCTATGGAGGTCGGGCCTTCACCCGCGGAGAAATCTACAAGCTCCTTTCCAATCCCGTTTACGTCGGCGAAATCGGACACAAGGGGCAGCGCTACGACGGGCA